AATTTACCTGATGTATCTTTTATACCAACAGCTAAATTAGAAGCACATGTGCTTCTAATTTACCTGATGTATCTTTTATACCAACAGCTAAATTAGAAGCACATGTGCTTCTAATTTACCTGAGGTTCCCGAAGCTAAAGCTTCTCCTTTACCATCATATAAATTAATTAATAATAAATATGATAATTTTTATAAATATAATCAATGTTTTGCATCTAATTTAGATTATTTAATAAAAAGTCCAATAAAATTATGGTTATATGGTCATACACATATATTAGGAGAGGATATAATAAATGATGTATTTGTGATGTGTAATCCAATAGGATATCCAAAAGAAAATGATATAATAGACTTTGGGAAAACAATAACATTATAAAACAATATCACTAAAATCATTACTATTGCCATTAAAATTCATAGGTTCTAATTTGAATCCATTAATTTTAGATGAATTTTTATTAAATTTTTGTGTAAGATTTTTTTTAAAGTCCTTAAATGGTGCTACACTTGATCCTGGATATACTATTTTATACCAATCTTTAAATACTTTATATGTGCAATTTACATCTAAAATATCATCATTATTATTTGTTTTTTTAATATTATTATCAATAAATTCGGCGTATAGATCGCATTCTTTTTCATATTCAGCAGTAAATTGAGATGCACGTTTAGGCATAACTAAATTTTTTGTTTTATATGTTTTAAATCTATGTATTAGGATTCCCATAAAATAAGGAGCCCATATAGCAATTTTATTTTTAATAGAACGATCAATTTTACGTTCATGTGGCATAGTTGGATTATCAACAAAAGACATATCAAAAGGTAATAAAACAAGACGACGTTTAACACCACCATCAAAAGTAGAAGCTTTAGGTAAATGATTAGTAGCCATAAATAGTTTTAATTGTGAATACCATTCTACAGGTTCAGCATATAAAGTTCTATGTTTTAATTTATCAGTATTAGATGTAAGTTCTTTTAAATGAGCCATGTATAATGTATCATCATCTTCGCCTTCTTGCATAAAACCAACACGACAGCCTTTAGATAAAGCTAATTCAGGAGAAGGAGCGGAAGAAGGTGGACGTTTATTAGTAAGAATAGTGATGGGTAGTATGCATGAATATTCACCAAAACCTTTTTGAGTAATATAAAATGAAATTGATTTTCCATTACCACCACCACCTGTACATATATGAAATTTCTCTTCTGGATTATCTCCTTGCAAACATCCTGTAAATACATCTAATAAATAATTATACATATCATCATCTTCCATTATAGATCTAAAAAAGGCTAATATTTCTTGGACATTTTTATCATTTTCATTATAAGGAATATAAGGTAAATTAGTACATTTACTAATTTTATCTTCTGGTCGTCCATCTCTAAATATATCATTTTCTAGATCACATACACCATTGGTAAAACATATTAAATTGCGGTTTTCATCTAATTGTTCTATAAAATCAGGAACGTGAAATATATTGCGTAATTCACACATAACAGAATCTTTAAATCCTGCACTTCTTAATTTATGACATAATTTTAATGCTAATTGTTGTTTTTGTAAGCATGTGTCTTTATTTTCACCAATAATATCGATGGCACGTGTTCCATATGTTTCGCTCATCCTCAAAAAATCATCTACTAAATTTTCATTTATTTTCTTATATATTGTATAACCAGCCGATATTTTAACCCATCTATGATCCTTAAATTCATACCACACATTTTTTGTTATAGATGCACATACATAATCATCTTTGTATTTTTCATAAAAAGTAGCAGCCACATCATATGAAGTTCCTGCTAATGATGTTTTCATTAATTCTCCCATCTTTTCTATCATAAAATCATCATATAATTTTGGTGAATCTGTTCTAGCCCATCTATATAAAGACCGAATAGTAAACCCATATGAACGAAATCCAGACCACAATTTAGCACATTCACCAGATTTATATTTTGTAGAATTAGAAGATGAAAATTCATCCCATAATTCAAGCAAAGTATCATCAATATTATGTAAACAAAAACCTAATTCAACCCATTTTTGATAATCATTAGCACGTTCAGTAGATAACATATTAGTTAGAATGTGTGCTATATTTATATCACTATGATGTACATTTATATCTTTTTTTTTTCTAAAACATGATAAAGAACTATATATATTTTCTATTTTTTTCCAATCATAATTAGATTGCAACTGATTTATGTCATCAGGTGTAAATTTCCTTATACTTAATATTTTTGGTAATTCAAATTTATCATATATGCTCAAATCATTTGGTTTGGTTATTGTTCCATCTATATGATAAATATTTGTTAAAACATATTTATTGTTTTCAGATCCAGGTTTTGTAGATCCATACATTAACCAATTATTTTTTTCTATAACAGCTTTATCAATAATATCTTCAATAGTATTATCCATTATTAAATGATTAAAAATACCGGTTTGTTTTATTTCATTTATTACATTTTCTCTAATTATATATTGTATATTTGGTGGTGTACAAATAAATGGATATATTATATGCACTCCATCTTTATAATTATATATATTTGTATTTATAGTTTCATTATTAGTTTCACTTTTTAATGTTGGCTGATTTTTTTCTAATAAATATACGTCCATATTACTATCTTCAACTTTTAAATATTCTATTATTTGCTTATTATATAAGTTCATTAATAATTTTATATCATTTTCACAATACCAGTGTTTATTTGTAGGTTCTGATAAATGATACTTTATATCTATATCTATTATTATTGGTCCTACTACATTATGTCTTTCTGATAAATATAATGTATAGTCTTTATAATTATTACTTTCTATTTCATTCAATGTTCTACAATATAGATCCATCATTTTACTTGTTCTTTCATCCAATATCTCATATGACCTTTTCGGATACCCTAATGATGTATGAGTAAATTGTTTATTTTCACATTTTTTTTGAATGGCATGTTTGCTTAGAAATTCACAAAATTGATAATAAGAACGCGTTTTATATTTTTGATCAGCCATATTCTACTATAAAATAATATATGTTTTTTAAATAAATAATTTTATTTATATATAATTAATATATAAATCAATAATATAACTTTATAAAATCACATCTAATTTCACTACTATTTATTTATATACATTTTCATATTATTCCCATTTAAATATGACACTATCATATTATAAGTAATTGTTTCTATACACAAATATTCTATATTTAGATCTAAATCTTCATATGGATCTGTTTTATATTTATTTATTTTATTATAAACAACATCAGGTATTAATTTTTTAGATGGATTTTGTTGTGTTCTATAATAATTAAGATGCTTGCATATATAAATTGGAAAATCAAAATATATTATTAATTTATCATAATCAGGAGTAATATTATATAATTTCATTCTATCATCTAAATCCATATTTGTATTATCTATTATTAAATTTTTACCTTCTAATACATATTTTTTAAATTTATCAAACATAGCACTATGTACATCATTACTTAAATATACAAAATCATTTTTAATATATTTCTTACCTAAATGTAAAGCCAATCTACTTTTACCACATGCAGGATATCCAACCATAATAATTAATTTTTTTCTATATACTCTGTCACAAAATTTTATTATATTTCTATATTCTTCAGATTCATATAATGGCTTTTCTTTACAAAACCATAAATCTATCCCTATATTTGTATAATAATCATCTATATATGATATGTCCTCCTTCTGATTAAAAAAATTCTCTGGTGTCTTAAATACTAAACCTATATTAAATGCAAAATAATAATCAGAAGCAGAATAATCTCGTTTAAACATATTTAAATATGACCTACTAGCAGCATCACCACAATAAAAACTTTCTTTATTTATTTTATTTTTATCTATATTATGATCACTTATAAATTTATCATACATTCCTGTCATAGGTTTTCTATAATAATTATCTTTTATTGCAGCATAACATGCATATGTTTTCACATTATATGATTTCATTACCATATGCACTTTATCAAAAAAATCATTAAATTCATCATCTACACTTAACTTTTTCTGATTTGTAAATATAACTATTACATAATCTTCTTGTAAAATTTCTAATACAAATGGTATATTCTTATATAATGGTTTCCAATCAAATTTATCTTTTGGAAATTTATTGCGTCCCAATGGTGTTATTAATGTATCATCTAAATCAAATGCAGCTATTTTACAATTCATTTTATCACTTTTATTTACATCTATATTACTATAATATAATAAACCATTTCCATTGTTTATATATGACATTATATAATATTATCTAATTCCATGTTTAAATATTATAAAATTCAATTTTATAATATTTCACTTAATTATAGACAAACTATCTATATTCAATATAATGACATTTGAATACAATATATATGATATTATTAACAATCAGTTTTTCAATATGCCTATCAATATTACACATTCTATAACTAATAACTGCATAAAAATTAAAATAACTTGTCCTAACTCTGAAATTATATATTCTCCATATATTATGTTCGATATATATCCTCACTATATGCTCATTCATTATATACAAAAATATAATAATATATCTGGAACTAAAGTATTACATAAATTAATACAAATTGCATATGATCTACAACTAAAAGAAATTATATTAACTGATGTTGCAAATTTCAAAAATATGTATAAAATAGGATATTTCAAAATATGTTGTGATGGTATATCTTGGTATAATAAATATGGATTCAAAAGTTCTAACTATATAAATGAAACTGAATATAATAATAATTTTATAAAAACTAATTTTATAGAATATTTTTCATCTAAACTAAATAATAATGAATATGATTTAGCCTATATAATAAATACATTAAATAAATATATACCATTGATTAATTTAAATAATACAATTTCAGATATATATAAAAAAATAGATTTATATATAAAATGCAATAAATATATAAATCGTGACCATGATATAATAAAATTAATAGCATTTTTAGAAAATATTATAAAATGTGATATTAATTATGACATACATTTAACCCTAACTTTATAATAAGTTATATAAATAAATTATTATAGTGAAAATAATGTGTTCAAACTATTTAAAATATATCATTTAATAAATTACAATGAGTAAAAAATTGATTTATTTTTATCTAATATAAGTATTTACCACTATTACTTCAAATACTTATATAATGTTTAAAAATAATATAAACTATCATATTGAACTTGATTTAGACAATATATTTAATAAAAATGGATATATTAATCCTAAAGATAAAAGCAAATATCAAAAAAATAATAACGTGAAATCAATAAAACTAATTAGGACAAAAAATACACCAATTAAAATTGGCGATTGCTTCTTAGAAAAATGTTCAAATTTAACAACAATAGATTTATCGCATTTATCACAAGTTACACGAATTGGCGATTGGTTCTTATATAATTGTTCAAGTTTAACAACAATAGATTTATCGCCTTTATCACAAGTTACACAAATTGGCATGTTCTTCTTATCAGGATGTTCAAATTTAACAACAATAGATTTATCGCATTTATCACAAGTTACACAAATTGGCCATTGGTTCTTATCAAGATGTTCAAATTTAACAACAATAGATTTATCGCCGTTATCACAAGTTACACAATTTGCCGAGTACTTTTTATCACAGTGTTCAAGATTAACAACAATAGATTTATCGCATTTATCACGTGTTACACAAATTGGCGATGGCTTCCTATGGGGATGTTCAAATTTAACAACAATCGATTTATCGCATTTATCACAAGTTACACAAATTGGCAATTCCTTTTTAAGCTATTGTTCAAGCTTAACAACAATAGATTTATCACCTTTATCACAAGTTACACAAATTGACAATTGGTTCTTATATTATTGTTCAAAATTAACAACAATAATATGTGATAATGATATAATTATACAAAAAATAAAAGATTTAAATATAGAAATAAAATCTAAATCTGATTTCATATTTTCCACATACGAAAAAGACATCGGAAAAATAAAATCAAACAAACAATACGCGAAACAAGTTTTGGATTGGCTAGATATACATTATCACAAGAGGAATAGTCATAGTATTTTAATAAAAAAAATAGAAGAAGAAAAAAGTGAGTACAACAAAAAAATGTCGGAAGAAGAAATAAATGAATGTTTAAATAAAGAAGAAATATTTTCAATGGAACCTTTGGAAAATATACCAAAAAATAAATTGATAAAGGTAAGTAAAGTAAATGATAAGTATTATTGTTTTGATATAGTAGCATTAAGAAATTTTATATTTAAAAAACAAAATGATGAATATAAAAATCCATATACGAATAAAGAATTTACAAACGAAGATATTAATAATATATTAAAGGCTGATATTAAAAAAATTCGTTATTTTTAATTTGCGAAAAACAGATATTTGACAAAATCATTTTTGTTTAATATATATTGTAAATAAATAGATAATGTTGAAAATTACAAAATTCATTATATTATTTTTATTGATATTAAATATTGTAAATGCAGGTGTTATAGCATGTTTTACTTGTTGTGCAACTGCATGTGCTCCTATGTTAGCTACTGGTGCAGTGGCCGCTGGTATTCCTCTAAATGGTATATCACTAATTTTAGCATATGGTAGTTGTGAAGGTGCATGTGTTAGTATATTATGTTATTGGTTTCCATCTGGACCTATTTGTGTCCCTGTATGTGTGGCTTCAACTCCTTAATAATATATAAATTATTTATATTTTTTTAGTTCTTCTTCATCGAAATGCATAAATAATTCTGTATCATTTATATCTATATAATTATCCATATCTATATCATCATTTATATTTTTTTTATTATCATTATTATTTATATTATCATCGAAAGTATAGTCATTATAAACATATATAATAAATAATATGGCGATAAAAATAAGTATATATATCATAAATAGTTTATTCATATTATATAAATATATTTCTTATTTTATTTTACATAACATTTAAAAACTACATATTATTTATATAATATAAATGTCGTTTTTCACACCTAATACAACAAATAAAACAATTTCTAGAGAAGATTTACAAGAAAAATTAAAACAACGTAGGGATCAATCACGTAAAAATGATGTAATGGAAACTATAAACAATATGTCTAAAAAACAACATAATAAAATACAAAAAGATGTAAAAAAACAAATGAAACAAATGAAAGAAGATCCACGAATTACTGATGAAATGATTGAATTGCATAAAAAATGTATGAAAGAATTACCAAATATAGAAATACCATCTCCATTAGAATTATTAAATAATCAAACTTTAGCAAAAGAAAGATTTGAAGCATATATAAATAATTTAATAAAGATATGTATGGATAAAAATCTATCAAAAACTAAATTTATAGAAATGTTAAATTCAACATATACTACTTATAATATTAAAATATTTGGTTTAGATATTGTTCCTGAAAATTTACGTCAATATATTACATTATAAATTATAGATTATATTTAGTTATATATATAATGGCTTATTATATATATAGATTATTTGGATTGGATATTATAAATAGTAGTGAATATCATTATATAGGATCAACAAATAAACCAGTAAGACGCATAAAGCAACATAATAATATATTAAAAGGAGAAGCGAAATATACTCATTCTAAGTTAAATATGATACAAATATTATGTGATAATTTATATAAATGGAATTATCAATTTGTTTTATTTACTACTATGAATAGAAATAATGCCCTAAGTTTAGAATGGAATTTAAAACATCCTATAAAAAAAAATGCAAATAATAGAATATATAGCAAATTGAGCAAAGATATTAATAAAATGTTGGAAGAAATAGATTTAACATTACTATATGTAAATAATAAACATAATATAAATGAAACATATATATTGATGTTAGATAGCAAGATAAAATCAATATATAGACCTAAATTATATATAATTATGTATATAACAAACCTTACTCATAGTATAATAAATAATCAACTCATAGATGATATGAATGAATTATATTATGCTTTGAAACCAACTTTACATGAATAATTACAAAAATTAGCTTCATTACATTTTCTTTCACAATATGCTTCAAAACCAATTAGATCCATAATATAACCTAAACTATATCCAAATATAAATAAATATAATATAAAAGTAGTTGTATTACTATTTTTTGCTTTTGATAAAAAATTATTTGTACTTTCATAGTAAGTTAATATTTTTTCTGTTAACATGCCTATAATTACTGTAATAATACCAATTATAATACATTTTTCTATTAAAGGATTATTTAAACCAAACATTTATATTTATAATATATAATAGATTATTTTATTATTATTATAAATAATATATAAAAATTGAATTGATATATTATAGAATAAATATTATTTTATTTATTATATATTTATTATATTATGACTGATTTATACAAAGTTTTAAATGTCAAAAATACAGCTACATATGATGAAATTAAAAAATCATATAAAAGTTTAGCTCTAAAACATCATCCAGACAAAACAGGATTGATAAATGATAAATTTAAAGAAATTTCGCATGCATATAGTGTGTTAGGGGACGTAGAAAAAAGGGAATTATATGATACACAAAATATAGTTTCAGAGAAAAAATTTTTTGATATAGTATTAGAATTGCGCAAATTTTATGATGATTATATTAATTCTGATGAAGAATACAATGATATTATAAATTTATATAAAACAAATTATGGTGATTTTAATCGTATCATGAAAAATGTTTTATTTGAAAATACATCTGATACAGTAGTAGATCGTATTTATAATATAATATGTAAAGCAATAGATGATAAAGTGATAGATATAACGTATGTATGGGCAAAAACGACAACAAAGGAAATAATAAAAAAGATAAAGAAAACATTGAGTTATGAAAGACATAAAGCAGAAACCATATTATCACATCCAGAAGGTATAAAACATATTAGTATAACAATGGATGAAATAGCTGATCGAATAGCTTCAAAATATTGTCCAGAAGTAGTTGGTAAAAATATAGAATACATAGAATCAATGGAACAAATAAAAAAACGTAAAAGATATGAAAAGTGATTATATTAATTTATTTCTGATTTCGTCATTTTTAGTAATATTAATTTCACTTAATATTACTCTTATTAATTCTATATCAGGCATTGTCATTACTATAGGACATTGAAATAATTTTGATTTATGCAACATATCTCTTTTACCTATAGTTGATATTGTTTGATTATATATATTTATAACATTACTTTTTGATTCTGTCAATGTTTTTATTATATTATATGGTAATAAGAAATAACTTTTAGGTGGTAATACATATATTAATTGCATTAATGGTGTTATAGGAACATAGTTATAATTATTATAAAAAATATCTAAATTATCTAAATATGTAGTAGTTTTAGTTTTTAAAAAATCTACTAAATCTGTTAATAATACTGCATTAATATGTTTATAATAATATATATTTGTTGGACATTCATAATAATAATAATACATTATATATATTAATGTTCTTATATAATCTTCCATTACTATTTCATAATTTACTTTATTTAATATCATATTCTTATCATTATAAAAATCATCTGTAATATTTGCATTAATTGCCAATAAAGTAGACAACATTTTTTTATTATCAGATTTTCTTACACATTCACAATATTTAGATCCATAATAATGATGTATAAATCTTGCTTTACGTATATTATATGATATTTCTAAATTACTCATATTTAATGGATCAGGTATATTAAACATTAAATTTTCTGTTCTAAAAATTTGTATATTTGTTAAATTATCTGAATTGCATTTACTAGTATTCCTATATGATCTATGATTAACAAAAAATTCTTGTTCTGAATTTGCTAATATATCTAATAATTCTATAAATAATATCCAATTAATAGATATTTTATTATTTGATATATTTACTATATATTTATTAGTTTCATTAGTTCTTGATCGCAATAATTTATAACAATCTATTAATATATTATAACCATTTAATTTTGCCCATTTAAATCTCATATTCAAAGTAGGACATGGTGGAACAAAATCATTTCCCAATAATAATGTTATAAATACAAAATCATCTACTATTTTTTTATCTGTTACATGTGTAATAATATCATTATCATCTTTTTTTTGTGTTGATATATTATTACTATATGGTGAATTTTGTAAAGGAGATGTTTTATCATTGGAAACCTTATGTATAGGGGAAGTTTTAGTATCTGAAATTTCTGATATTGATTTTTCTTTATCACTTTTTGATAAATCATAACTCAAGCATTTTTTACATTCCTTTACATTAAAATATGATAATTTCATTTCTTCTATTTTTGATGTTTTATTATTTAATGTTAAATCTTCTGTTATTATTGTGTCTATTTCACGTAATAATAAAATATAATTATCTGGTATAGTCATAGATAAAATTATTAAATCAGCATCTAATCCATATATTACAATATTTTTATTTGTTATATTTTTACGTATATGTTGTATAATTTTATGTTCTCCTTCATTGGCTTCATGATAACTAGAATATAATAATTTTGGTAATATTATATTTTTATTTCTTTTTTCTATATATTCTAATAATCTTATATGAAATTTTTCCATAAATATTGTCCCTGGTGTAATTGCATTTGTATCATAATATTCCTCTTTTAATGTATTATTCTTTGATCTTATATTATTCATTATTTCTTTATCCAAAATTGATGCAAATCTACGTTGTCTTTGTTGATTCATTTTTGAAATTGGACAAACACCATCTATATAAATAGCAACATAATTGGATGGTTTAACATACTCAATTATTTTTTCCATATATAAAATAGATTGTTCTATTAATTCTGATTCATATGTTGTTTTATCTATTTTGTTTTCTATAAAATATATCCATAAAAGTCTTGCTATTGGATGTATTAAACAATTAAAATCAAAATATAAACAATCTATATTGTCTATTATATTGCATGTATTTATTGCAGTATCATTAATAATATTATTTTTAATATTAGATGCATGAATTAGTTTATTTAAAATAATATAATTACCATATTCTTTACATAAATTAGCAACAAGTCCAGGAATACCCATATTTCTAATTATACTATTCACATAGTATTTAAACTTATTTAATAAAAAATCAATTTTTATTTTACCACATATTTATTAATATTTATTTTATTAATTATTATATAATATGGCTTTTATTATTTGATAATAATTATTAATATTTTAATTAATATATAATAATATTATATAATATTATTATATAATGCCTAACGCAGTCAACACAGAACAGTTAATGTCTCAACTTAATAATATCATACAAAGTGGTGGTAAACGATCTAAACTAAAACGTAAAACAACTAAATCAAAGTCTAAAACAAAGTCTAAATCAAAGTCGAAATCAAGATCTAAAAAAACTGCAGAAAGACCTAAAACTAAAACATCTAAGAAGTCTAAATCTAAGTCTAAATCTAAGTCTAAATCTAAGTCTAAGTCTAAGTCTAAATCTAAGGCAAAGCGTGGCTTAAATCCAAAAATGGCTGCATTTCAGATTATAATGAAATCAGCCAGAGAAGCGTTGAAAAATAATGGAGGTAAATTTGGCATAGGTGCTCCTGCTAAAGTGGCTAAAGCAGCAAAAGAAGAAGTCGAAGGTGAAATGGGGACAGATAAATTCGAAGCAGTAGCAAAAGAAGCAGCAAAACGTGTTAGTAGTAATTTAAGTAAATATATGAAAAAAGCAGGTGTATAGAGAAGTTTTAGCATTGGAAATCTTTGGTAAATAAGAAGCAATGTTTATTTTTTAGCTTATTAAAATATATAAATTAATTTATATATTTTATTTTTAATCTGATTTACGTATAATTTCAAATTTTTCTTTATAATCATCTCCTTTATATGTTATTTTTAATATTTCAGGAATAATATCATCTTTCCTAAATTTATTAAATGCTTTAGATGCACCTATATCAACACGCCATACCCGTTGTCCACATGTACTATTTATTTTATGTTTTAATGTGTCGTGTTGTTTTTGAGGTGTGTGTCCTATGATAATATTTCCTATTTTATATGTATCAAAAACATTATTTAAATAATCATCACATTGATTTTTTATATCTGTGTTAGCATGTTCACCATCGATATCTTGAATTAGATTACCTAAAAATCTATTCCAAAAAATAGAATTTTGTGATTCAATTAAATATGATATATCTCTTTTAATATTTATATCATCTTTCTTTTTATTATGTATTAAATTTCCAATATATTCGTCTTCAACTTTACCTAATAACCAATTACGTACTATTTTATTTATATCATCAATCCCATATTTATCTGATATAGCTGAAATAATACCAGCATGAATAAATAATATATTTCCTATAATAATTGCACTAACACGAGTACATGCTAAAAATTTATTTAATCCATTATTATTTTTATTAGTAAATGCTTTTATTCTATTATGTAAAGCTTTTTTAATATCTTTGTTATTTTTATCAGCAAATTCAATAATATTTTTATATGAAACATATTTCATATTTCCCATCACATTCATTAATTCATGATTGCCCAATAAACTTATCACTTTACCCCCATGATTACGTGCTATTTTATCTAATTTTGTATATAACTTCAATATTACTACATCTGATGCTTCATCTGGATCTGTTGTTTTTGGATCTGTACATAATTGATCGCCTATTGGACGACATCTATCTATTTGATCACCTACTTGAACAACTTGTGTATCGCCTCCTATCCATTCATAATATTTTTTTTCATCATTTAACATAACACACACCGTGTTTTCATTTTTATCATCAACTTCTTTAATACATTCTGCTAAAATTAATGTATTGATTGCTAATTCTAAATCACCATGTATATCACCTATTGCAATTGTTTTACTAGTAGGTTGTAAAAAATGTGGTATATAATGATAATCAGAACATTTACTTGATAAAAATTCATTATGATTGTTTTTTAATTTACCATTATTTCCACCTATCAAATAATCCACTAAATTTACATATTCCATTATTATATTAAATATATTATATAATAAATAAATAAATTATATTAATCACTATTTATTAACAATTAATATAATTATACCATATACACTATTCATCTATATAATAACATACAACTTATTAACACACAAATTTATTATTCAATTAAATAACAATTAGAAAATAACATCAATGATTTATCCAATTTGGTAAATATTTTGTGCAATATACATTTTTTAAATAATAATCATCATTGTTAAGTACATATAATGGTTTTGGTTTTATAGCATCCATTGCATATGGAATTTCTTTTTGATTAACAAATAAAGGTGTAAATGTTGTTTCATATTTGATTTGTTGTTTTGTATTATTTTTTATATTATTTTTATCTATAAACATATATTGCATATTGTTGTTATTTTTTGTATTATTATTTGTATCATCTACAATTGTATTTATAGTATTATTTGAATCTATATTTATATATGTTTCATTGATAGATTGATCAGCTTGATTATTATATAGAGATATAATTGATATTAATATCATACATATTATGATATAATTTAGTGTAAATTGATCCATATTAATAAGTATTTATTATTAATATAGATATTTAATTATTCATAATTGGCAATATTATTATCTTTAAAAACATCATATGAATATATACCATCATAATTTTCATTGTTATTATAAGTATCAGTATCAATATTTAAATCTGTTTTAAATTTTTCTACATTATTTTTTTCATTATTTTTTCCATCTACTTCTTCTTTATCTTCTTTATCTTCTTTATTTTCTTTATTTTCTTTATCTTGTTTATTTACATTATTTAAAATTGTTTCATTGCCAGCAGTATCTTGTAATATTAATTTATCTTTATCTTGTGGTTGTACTATATTATCTTTATTAGCAGTGGATATTTGATCAGAAACAATTGCTAATACTAATTTATCATTTAATTTATGTTTTTCACATATATTTAGTGTAATAATATAAGATACAATTAACCCTAATGATATTTTATAATCTTTTGTAGCTAAATAAGCTATTAAAACAAATATTAGTAATTTAACAATAGGATTATCTATAGTAGAACAAACATCACGAGATAATCTTGGAGCAACTAAAACAGTATAAAGAATTAATACAACAGTAATAGTTTGAGAAACATAATTATTTGCTAAAAATGATGTTATTTTATTGTCAATTTCATTAAAATTTTCCATGAAATTTATATTTAGATTCATATATATAATATATACTATTTTTTTTATTAAATTATTAAATTAAATACTTAATTACTTTAATAATTTTAATTGTTCTTCTATAGTTAATTTAGTATCTCCCACATATTTATAACCCAATTTTTCATTGATCAATACATCACTTATATTTATCCCATTACTAGTATTAATATCTGCTAATATTCTACCATATTTTTCTATACCTTTTATTTTCACAATTACTAAATATACATTATCATTTAGCAATTTTCTTATATCATTCTGTTTCATATATAAATCTTCTAATTTTATACTATTCCCTGTTATTAATTCATATACTTTATTTCGTGCCTTATATGCTATTAATTTTGCTTCTTTATTTGTGTTTTTTAATTCACATGTGTCTAAATTATTAATACGTATTGATTTACGTATAAAATTATTATTCTCTTCAATACAACATGTAATAGTATCTCCATCATAAATATCAATAACTCTAGCTATAATTTCAGTTTGTTTATCATATTGTTTAATAGAATTATCATATGTGTATGGTGCAAATTTTATATATTCTTCTTTAGGAATAGAATTATTATATGTTTTTATATTATTTTTCTGACAAATATTACCCATATAAAATATAATAAATAAAAATCTATATATCTTTATATGGATTTTCGAAATATAATTTTTAGACAAAAATATAGTGAAGCATATGATGATTTTTATAATTCTATTTATAATAATAATGTAGATTCAAATACATATATTAATAATATATTATTAATATCAGAATTAGCAGATATATATGCTGATATATATGCTATGAATTTTTTAGCTATAAAACAACGATTAATAGGTAATATAAATATAACTACAGATATAATTATAAAAGAAATTATAGATGGTTCTAATGAAATAGCAAAAATAAATGCTGATTATCAGATTAATAATATAGTATTGGAAAAGATAAAAAAAATTTGATATTTATATATTATGATATAAATAATAAATACTATTTATATCATAATATACTTGTTATGCTAACACGTCATGGTTATGTAATAAATAAAAAAGATTTATCTGAAGACCAATTAATAAGATTACGTGATAAATTAACAATAAAACCAGTACAAAATATAATGAAAAAAAAAGAAGATGATGATACATATACAATATATGAGGAGGGAAAATATAGAATATTAATACCAAGATATTATGGATTGAGAGAATATGGGGAGCCAAATATAATAGAGATGGAAATAAATAATATAATAGATGTAAATATAGATTTTATAGGTAAATTACGAGATATGCAAAAAAAAGTGATAAATAGATGTATTCCATATTTTTTTGAAAAAAATGGAATGATAAAGAAATATGGTGGTGGTATTATAACAGTACCACCTGGCAAAGGTAAAACAATAATGGGTTTATTTTTTGTATATTTATTGAATACTGTAGATAAAAATAAAATAAATGCAAATATGGTTTTAAAAATGGATAAATTTCCTGATATTAAAAATTGCAGAATAAAAACATTAATTATAGTTAATTCGACAGAACTATTAAGACAATGGGCAGATCGTATTAAATGTTTTATGCCTAATGTTAGAATTGGTACTATACGTGGTGATAAAATGGATATAATTAATAAAGATATAGTTATAGGAATGTTGCAATCTATATGTATGAAAAATTATGACGAAAGTTTATTTGAAAGTTTCCCATTTGTAATATTTGATGAAGCTCATCATTTAAGTGCAAAAGTTTTTTCTAAAGCATTGAGTTGTATTCAAGCTGTATATACTCTTGGATTAACAGCAACACCTATTCGTAAAGGAGATCATTTAGAATATATTTATTATGATTATATAGGGCCTATAATGCATTTTGAAGAAAAAGAAAAAGATGATAATGTGAAAGTAAATATGATAAACTTTACACCTATTAAAACAAAAGATACCCCTGAATTAAATAAATTATTCAAACAAATATATATTTATGGTACAGGTAATGCCAATTTTTCAAGGATGAAAACTAATATAACACGCATTTCTATGCGTAATGATTTAATTGTTAATATAATTGAACAAATTTTCCCTGAAATACCATATGTTAATATAAAAACTCCCAATTTTAATAATATTGACCATAATACTTTTAATTTTTATAATGTAAAAGATCTAACTTTAAATCCATTTAAACATTATAGAAAATTATTAATATTAACAGGTGTATGTCACAAAGTAGATCATTTTAATGAAATAAAAACACGTTTAGTTAATAAAAATCCATTATGGGAAAAAGTTATAGGATTTTATAAAGGAAAAATGAAACCAAAAGATCTTATTAAATCACAATCAAAATCTATTATTATTGCTACTTATTCTATTGCAGCAGAAGGTTTAGATATTCCTGGTTTAGATACTGCCATATTAGCCACTCCTTTAGGTGATGTTGAACAAACTTCAGGTAGAATATTACGAACTGAAAAACATTTACGTTTAGTAAATCCTACTATATATGATATAGTAGATAATATACCTGCTTTAGCTAATATGGCTAAAAATAGATTACGCGATTATTGTGATAAAAAATATGATATAAATTGGTTCGAATCAACTAATGGTTCTATCACTGAATGCACACAATTTATATTTCCTAGCTGCAAAAATATATCCAATAATATTACTATAAATAATAATAATGATCTATTCATTGATGAAGACTAAACATTACACTATTTATTAACATGCAACTTATTAATATATTAATTAATTCATAAATAATTAACAATTTTTTATTTATTAATACAACTATTAATAAATAAAAAGTGATTATTAATAAGAACATAGTTTAGCAATACATGCTCTCATTTGTAAATCATTATCAAGACCATTAAATATTATTAAATGTGTATCAGATAATTCAATCATATATTTCATACGTATATGTGCATCAATATTTACTATTTTTATAATTTTTAAAATAGTTTGTATAATATCACTATTACAATATCCTTTATTTTTCATTAATATATATGAATTTATAGCATTTATTATATCATTATTTATACAAAATTGCAATAAATTTATAATATCATTTGGTTGAGGTTGATAACATAATTCATATACATTATGATTTGTTAATTCTTCATAACAATTATAAATTATTTCCATATTATTTATTGCATAACGAATATCACCATGAGAAATCATATATAATGCTTGTAATCCATCTATAGTATAATTAAATTTTTCTTTTTCTATTATATTTATCATATACTTATTAAAATCATTTTCATTAATATAATTTGTTTTTATAATTATGCATCTATTCTGTATTTTATCAATTATTTGTTTTGTATCATTACATGTAAAACAATATATAATATTTTCATTATATTCTTTCATAATAGCCGCTAATTCAAGTTGTGCTTTGTTAATTATATTATGATCATAATCATCAAATATAATCATTTTTTTTCCAATACTAGTGCTTTTTATAAATTGTGTAATTTTAAATTTAATAATATCAATACCTCTATCATCTGATGCATTAGATATGTATACACTACCATTATTTTTTATAATATTTTTACTTAATAATTCAAATATAGTTGTTTTACCTGTACCAGTTGGTCCAGTTAATATAATATTCAAACTTAATACATCTGGTGATATAATATTATTTAATTTATATTTAATATCACTATCCAATATCATATCATCGATACATAATGGTTTATATTTATCTAACCATGGTATTACGTGGTTTTGTATATGTATTTGTTTTATTGTTTTTTTATTACATACTATAGAACAATTTATATTATTTGTTGTAAATTGTTTTTTTTTATTTTTTGATATTGCTATATTATTATCTATATTGTTATTTGTATTATTATCTGTATTATTATCTGTATTATTATCTGTATTATTATCTGTATTATTATCTGTATTATTATCTATATTATTAACTAGATTATTATCTATATTATTATTTATAATTATTGTTTGTTTTTTTTTTCTTCCACGTTTTCTTAATTTACTAACACCATTTTCCATAAGTTATCTAAATATTCATAATATTCATTTTCTAAATCATCTTTTTTCAAATTTTATTAATCCATATATAATTTTAATACATCTTCAAACATAGGATAATCATATTTTATATCTTCATTTGTTAATGCATCTTTAATAATATCTTGAAAATTATCAACACCTACAGAATTAATTAATTCTTTAATATTATTTTTGATTGTTTCTTTTTGTTCTTGTGTTATGGTATCAATATTTTTAAACACAATATTTGTTAAATATCTCAATATATATACATGGTAATTATTATGTGTTTTTATAAAATTATCATATTCATATCTATGTAATAATGCTATTATATCATCAACATCATAAAATGAATCTATTTCTTCAATATTGTTGTTATCTACTGAAATAGAATTTTCTATTAAAATACACAATCGTTTATCTGCAATATAATTTTTTTGTCCATATAACCATACTATAGTTTTTGTATAAAAATCATTGTCAAATGATTTAATATTTATATTTATTTGGTTCCATAATAATAACCATAATTCAAAATAAATACATTGATTTGACTGTAAATATAAAAATTGTAAATTATCTAATATCATTAATATTAATGAATGACTGAAAATTTTTTGATTGTAAAATTCAGATATTGTTTTTATTAAATTACATATTACATTTTTTTTCTTTACATATTCATTTGAATTTATATTTATTTGTGTATTTTCATTTATATTACCTTTATATTTTTCTTCTAATTGTTTAGCTATTTTTATTATTAATTTATATTTTTTTTCTAATTCATCACATAATGCATCGAATAAACTATATATAAACGGTTTATATGTATCTTGATTATTTACTAAATATAAATTACTTTTAATGATAAGTTCTTTTATATAGAAAACAAATAAACCAATATTTCCTATTTCCATTGTACATTTACCTAAAAATTGATCTATAAAACTAATTAAATCATTATTTGTTAGATCGTTATAAAGCAATGTTTTTTGTATAATAGAATTAATATTTTCTTTTGTCATTTGATTTAACAATAATTGTAAATCACATAATTTTGTATTCATTTTTTTAAAGTCATTCCATTTATTATGTGTTATCACATTTGTTATGTTATGACTTTTATATGCTTCTGATTTAATTATTGATTCTTCTAATTTTTCAAGCATTGATGCATCTTCTTCTTGTATTTCTTCATTTTTATTTTTAATATAGTTGGTATTTCTATATTCAATATATAATTTAAATAATTCATATTGAATATGTGTATTTATATGAGTATAAAAAGCATATTTATCATTATTTATAGGAGTTATACTTAATCTATCTAAAAAATTCATAATATTATAATATTATTATATATGTTATATTTAAATTGATTTTTCTTTATAGTTAATTTTATATTATATATATAATGATTAACTATAAAGATTTAATATTAGGAGTTATAATTGGTTTTAATGTAATTTTATTATATTATTATCTTAATAACGATTATACATTGATGAAAAAACAAGAACGTGATATATGTATAGATTGTATAAAATAAGATTTATTTATAAAAAAATTGAAATTATTATTTATAAATAGCTTTTATTAATATATAATAACTAACGCTAAAAGATATAAACTTCAAAAATGTCATTGATCAATATGTTAGATAAAATGTTACTGATTGATTTATGGAAAATTATCAAAAATAATAACAAAAATAATAAAAATATTGATAAACAAGCTATTTTTCCATTGCATGGTTTATTAGTATCTATTTATACATTATATGTATATCCGCCATTTACAATCAATAAAAAATACGATACATTATTTAATAATACACTATCATGTGATGTGGTATTTACAGCTACATTAAACAAAATTCTTAGTCGGACTATAGAAGAACTTAAAATTACTGATTTAACTGTACATAAAGTATATATTGACAAACAATTATTATGTTATAATGGTTGTAATTATCATTGGACTCATTACAATGATTATGATGATGCATTTTTTTCATCAATTGGCAAATATTCTGATATTGCTGCATTGGATTACTTATATAAAAACAATAAACTTTGTGACAATAATTTGGAACAAATTTTTGAAAATGCATGTAGTTGTGAATCAAGTAATCCTAAATTTATTGAATATTTGCTAAAAATTAAACCAAATTTAATTAAGTGGGTAGATGATTCTTATTGTATTTGTGGATTTTTTCTTGCATCATCTTATAATAATTTAGATATTGTTAAAATATTAGTTAAACAAGGTATTGATATTAATATGCAAAATTATTATCACAGTGATACTGCATTACATTATGCTGTTAAAAATAATAGCATACGTGTTATCGGATTTCTTATTGCAAATGGAGCTAAAATTAATTTACATAATAAATCTGGTAAAACTCCAGTATATGAAGCATTATGTTATTGTAATACAGAATCCGTAAAAATTTTTGAAGAACACGGTGCTAATATTGATGTAAATATGACAGATAATTATGGAGAAACTCCTATTTACAATGCTGTATTATTTGCAGCTAACAGTAATAATAATGAAATTATCCAAAATTTTTATATGTTATATGAAAAAGCAAATATTGATGTAAAAAATAAGGATGGCATAACTCCTGTATTAAATGCTCTAATGAGTTATAATATAGAGGCTATTGGTTTACTTGCAAAACTAAAAGCAGATATTAACATACCTGATAATGATGGTATGACTCCATTACATTATGCTGCAAAACAGCATTCCCGATCAACAATCAATATGCTTATTTCATTAGGGGCAAATATTAATAAATGTAATAATCATAATCAAACACCAATACATATTGCTGCCATCAAAAATAATATAGAAACTATCTGCGCATTAATACTACATAAAGCTGATATCAACATTAAAGATAATGATAACAATATACCTCTATTTAGTGCTATTGAAAAAGGTAATACAGAAGCTGTTGATAAGCTTATTATGCATGATAATAAATCAATTTATACACAAAATAATAATGGTGAAACTCCATTATTTATTGCAGCAAAAAATGGCCATCCAATGATTGTTGAAAAACTATATGAATATGGAAAACAATTAATAGATTGTCCAAATAAAGATGGTATTACTCCATTGCATATTGCTATACATAATTCACATACATCAGTTGTTAACACACTCATTAACTATAAAGCTAATATTGAGATTCCTGACAATGATGGAATTACTCCTGAACAAACTGCTAAACAAAATGACAATAAAAAAATCAAACTTTGTTTTAAAAAAATACAATGGCGCAATAATTTGCAAAAAAAGTAAATATATATAATTTATTTTATATTTGTATTTAGTAAATTTTTATATATATATAAATTATAATAAATGTTGCATATTAAATCATATTATAATCATTTTGAATTAAATCAAACACCAAATACATATTTCCATTATAATTATTTTTATAATAAATATATGATAAATAAATATAATTGGTATTCTACTATTTCAAAAAATGAACTAACAAATATAAAAAATATTATTAAAACTATAAATTATAATGGAGATAAAACAGATCCAAACTCATATTACAATATATATAAATATTTTTTATTACAACATAACGATGTTTTTAATTCTAAAACACAATATATTGATTTAGGATCTGCACCTGGAGGTTTTATTAAATTTGCAGATAAAATTGATATGCTAGGAATAGGGATTACTTTAGATAGTAAAAAAAATAAATCTGGATTGAAAATGAAATATATAACAGATAAATATATATATGGAGATTTATTGGATAATGAATTTTTAGAAAATAAAACATTAGTAGATGGAAAAGTAGATTTTATAAATTGTGGAGCAGTGTATTATGATAATAAGGATCAAAACATAGAATTAGTTGGTAAATTATTTATGAATCAGTTATATATAGCAAATAAATATTTAAAAAATAATGGTTCAATTATGATAATTATTTTATTTTTTGATTTAATATATAATGGAATAAAGTTAATAGATTTTTTTATTAATTTGGGTTGTAATATATTTATATATCCTGTGCAACCTAATTTTAAAACAAATCAAATATATGTATTAATTAAAAATATTACTTTTACAGACGATATATTGGTGAAATTATGTGGATTAATTAGAATGAACTATTTACCAACATGTAATAAAAAATTATTTTATAAAAAATTAGATAATATATTTAACTCATCATTATTAGATATAGATTCATTAAAAATATCATATTTAATAAATATACTAAAATATAATGATTATATAATTAAAAAAGATACAATTATATCTAACATATTACCAATACTAAAATTAGATATAATAAATAAGTGCAAATATGATTTAGAATATTTAATATATCCTAATATATTGTCTAAACATAAAACAATATGTTTATGTTGTAAAAATGACATATTTGAAAATCATTTAAATAAAATTACTAATATTAGACAGAAATATATAACTTATAGTAAATTACAAGTAGATAAAAACAATATAATAGAGATAACAAAAGATAACTTAACAGTAGAAATATTAAAAAATACTAGAATAATAGCAATTACTATTATACGCTTATTAGATGAAATATTATATAAAAATTGAATTATATAAATTTTATTGATATATAATTGATATAAGTTATATATTAATAAATGGAATATATAAAGATCACACAATTTGATGTAAATGAAGAAGAGATTTTAAATAAGTATAAAAATTATACCATAGAATTATTAGATTCAGATGATGTAATAAAATGGGATTTAATAAATTCTATATATAAAGGTAAAAAAAAAGGTCATGGGATTATAAAATATTTTAATAATGAAATAGATTTTATAGAGGGAAATTTTATAGATGGTAAAATGGATGGATTAATGACATATAAATATAAAAATAATGATGTACATAAGAAATTATATTATAATGGTGAGTATAATGGATTGACACTATGTAAAGATATATATAATAGATTATTTAAAATTAAACATGAATACAAAGATCTTAATTATCAAATAGATATAACTACATGGCATGTAGCAGAAAAAGATGAAGAACAACAAGTAGCGGAATTATTATATACTAATTATAATACAAATTATATATATAAATTTGTATTAGATCACAAAATTACAACAATCTATAAAGGAGAAGCTTTAGCTTCGGGAACCTTAGGTAAAGGAGAAGCTTTAGCTTCTGGAATTTTAGGTAAAGGAGAAGCTTTAGCTTCTGGAATCTTAGGTAAAGAAGTATCAGATTCTTTAAAAAATGATGGAATAATAAAATGGCTAGGAATTATGGTATGTTATGATGAGAATGATAATAATATAATAGGAAAAAATATATATATATCGAATAATTCAATGAAAATATTATATTTAATAAATGCAATACGAACAAAAAAATATACTGAAATTGTAAAAATAGATGAATTGAATGATTGTTTTTTGATGAATAATGAAAGTGCAAATGTTAAAAATCATAAAATAAATACAGTAATATATTCTGGTAAAATTATAGTTAATAATTTATTAGAATTTGTATTTGATGATAATTGTGCATATATAAATATGGATAATTGGTATAATATAGTAGGAATTGTAAAAAATGATATATTGATTGAAGGAAAAATATTATATAATGATGCAATATATGAATGTACATTTAATAATATAAATTTAAAAAAATTAATGATTCATGATATAGACTTATATAATATAACAAAAGGAGCTACTAATAGCAAATTTACATTAAAAATCTATACATGGGCTTTAAATAATTTTCATTATAATTATAATATAAAAAATCGTAATATAGTAATAAAAAATTTAGAATTATGTAATATAGCTAATAATGATTTTTTAAATATATTATATTGCAAAGGTGAAATAGAATTTATATGTGAAAATTTGATTTCTATTATATATTTAGGAACTTTTAAATTAGATTTTAGAACGAAATCAGTTATATTATATGGTAGTGGTAAATATTATGAAAAAGATGTATTGAAATATGAAGGAGTTTGGGATAAAATAAGTGAATATACAGAATATAATGCAGATGGTTCAATAAAAGAAATACATTCTAAAAATAGAAAAAACAATATAGATAATATAACTACAATGACATTTAATTAGTTAATAATAAAAATTGATTTATTTAAACATAATATATATGATTTATAATATTATTATATATTATGGACAAATTTACGTTAAAATTATTTATGCTACCACTTATTAATAATAAAACGGTGAAATCATCTAAATTTAATGTGATTGTATCAGAATATGCACCAATAGGTAGATATGATTTAGGATTTATATTTTATTATGATCAAAATAGAGAAAATATGTATAAGATGATAAAAAATATGGGAGATCGTACAGTGTATCAAGTATACAATCCATTTGAATTATATATAACAAGTATAGATAAAAGATTAGAAATGCAGAATAGAATAAAAGAATTTATAGGAAATAAGACAGATATAACTGATAATATAACAATGCATATATGGGAAATAATAATGTTATTTAATATGACAAGTTCAAAAAATACATTTAATATTATACATACTAATCAAGATGATATTAAAATAGCAATAGATAATTTTAGTAAAAAAGTAACAAAAAATACAATAACATATGGAAAAACTAATGTAGATATTGCTATAATTACAAATGTATTGCCTATTAATAAAGTATTATACCGTGAATCAATATTATTTATATCTATAATAAATAGATTAATAGAAGCATTAGATACATTAAAAAATAATGGTAAAATAGTAATGCAAATAGATGATATGTTTACAACACCTACATGTAAAATGATACAATTATGTAGAATATTATTTGATAATGTGTATATATATAAGCCATTTTTTTCGAGATTGGAGGAAGCAGAGAAATATTTAATATGTGTAAATTTTAATATAGATGTTTATAAAAGTATAAAAGATAAATTACATAAAAGTATAAAATTAATGGATCACAATAAAGGTTTTATATTTGATTTTATGGAAGATATTGATATAGATAAACAATTAATGGATGCATTTGCATATATTAATATGTGTTTAGCTGGTTGGCAACATAGAACAATAAGTGAAATGTTGTCATATGTAAATAAAGATAATTTTGCAGGTCAGGATTATAACAATGCATTAGATGATCAATTGAAAGCGATAGAGTTTTTTTCGACAAAATTCTTTCCTATAAATGTAAAGGATTATGCATTTATACAAAAAGAATTTATGAATGAGTTAAATAGAAATATAGAAGAAATGAAACAATTTGTTAATGAAAGTTAAAAAATTATTTTAAATTGAATTAACAAATTATTTTTTTATTGTATATATAATGAATCCTCAAATTGTTTCAAAACCAGCTGATTGTGAAAAAATAGATGTAGATGACATAGTGAATAATAATACAAAAGAAGCAAATGAAGCAATAGTAAATAAACTAAATATAGTAAAGACAGCAATAGATAAAGTGCATGAATTACGCAAAGATTATGTAGAAAATAGAAAAATGGATATAAATATATTTAGGAACCAAATATATTCTACATATAGTAATATTAAAGATGATTATGAAACATTATTAAATAGTGTTATTGATAATGAATATAATTCTCCTATTTATTCTATGATAATACGTATGATTGATTCACAAATAGCAGTAGCTAAACAAGAAAAATCATTTAAAACTGAAGTTCAACAATTTAGTGAAGAATTACATAATACATATGTAAAACCTAAATTAGATCAATAGTATGTTTCCATAAATCATATTTTAATGATATGTTTTCATTTATTTCTGACTCTATTTCGTTATGTTTATTATAATTATTATAATTAATAATTAATTGTTTATCATCATTAAAACCTATAGGATATATTTTATTAGTTAATGTAGCAAATAAATTATTTATTATTTTATTATTTTCATTATTATATGTAAGCACTTGTAAATCATGTTTACATAAATAGTTATCATATGTTAATGTTAATATAACTGTTTTTTTATATATATAAAAAGTATCTTCTGGGTAATATGCTTTAATTAATGTATTACCAGTTATAATGAGTATATTAATATTATATATAATACATAAAAGCAATATAATATCATGATTATATTTATTTGTTTGAAGACTTAATATAACATTTTTTTGATTTATTAAAGATATATTTTTATTGTATATAGATTGTTTAATTTTATTTTTGATATTTACTATATCATGATTGTTATCATCATATATTATATTATGTTTATTATATTGATTTATTTCTAATATATATTTTGAAACATCAACAATATTATCGATTGTGTTGGAATACATTAGACAAAATAATAATTTATTCAAATTATTATCTGTTATGAAATCACTGATTATAATATTATTTTGCTTTATAAAATCAGCTATAGTATTCTGTTCTGATTTATCTATTTCGTCGTTAACTATATATTTACACAAATTTATTATAGAAAGCATTCTTATTTATTTTATTCAATAATATATAGCTAAATAAATTAATTTCAATTATTCTTTGTTAAAGTGAATAATTGTTTTATATACTTTTCAAACTTATTTTTATCCTTTAAATACATACTATTCGCATCTACATTTGCTGGAGAATCAACATTTGGTTCTATAAATAGATGTTGTATTATAATAAATATTTTGGAAATAGTGTAAGTAGGAATCCATAAGGAATTATTATCGAAATAATTGAATTCATCTGGTTGTGTATTTAAGATTGATAAACATATTTTACCAGTATCTGGATATATATTCGGATGGAATACATCACATGTAAATTTAATATCAGGTGGTTCATATGGATATCTATTTGGAAAATTAATAATACCGGAAATTTTGCAATTATCCCATGGTGTATTTTTAGGTCCATTAAATATAAATGGTAATTTAAGTATATTTTCTGATTCTTTTACTTCTACTATATCTTTCATTTCTTGATCATTCATTAACATAGTTATCTGTTTAGTAATTATTTTAATAGCTAATGCTGTTTCAGTCATATTATATATTTTATATATAATTATTATACCATAATATTTAAAATTTCAATATTTTCCAAAATAATAAATATTGAAATTCTAAATAATTAATAATAAATATATATTATATAATATATATATATCATGACTGAATTACGATCACAAATGAATATACGTCGATTTACAAATGATATTAAAACATGTATAGATAATGGCATCTTATGTAATGTCAATAATGATGATGATTATAAATTAACTGTTAACCTAGTTGGTCCAGATGACACTCCATATGAAAAAAAAATATTTGCTATTTCTATTTACATACCGACAAAATATCCAATGCAACCACCTGATATTAAATTTATAACACCTATTTTTCATCCAAATATTAGTACTACTGGCAAAATATGTTTAGATATATTAGGTAATGAATGGTCATCAGCATTAAAATTATATGATGTAATAATATCTATACAATCACTGTTAAATGAACCAAATGCAGATTCACCATTAAATGCAGAGGCAGCAAGGTTATATAAAATATCATATAAAAAAAATGCAACAAATGAAGAAAAGAATCTATATCATAGCTATTGTAATGAATATCATAATAATATAAAATATAAAAAATAATTTTTTTATCTATCATGATATATCTAATTTAATAACATCACTTTTTAATACTGAATTTATAAAATTAGCTATATCATGTGGATCTCTACCACCATTATAATTTATTACTGATTTTCCATTTATTAATTTCATTGTAGGAAAACTATCTACATTAAAAGCTTTATAATCTGCATCTACATTTGTTTGTAGCATATCTATTTTTTTATTAGCAGCACCTTTTAATAAATCCCATGTTGGTTTAAATGCTGTACAATGACCACACCAATCTGCATAAAATAATACAAATGCTGGCTTTTTACTATTTATATTTAAACTAGAACTACCACCTGATTGTTGTTCTAGTTGTTGTTCTGTTTGGTCTAGTTGTTGTGGTTGTTGTTCTGTTTGGTCTAGTTGTTGTGGTTGTTCTAGTTGTTCTAATGTCATAACTCTAGTATTTAAAACTATTAGTTGGTTTAATAGAGTAGGTATTGTATCTTCCAAATATTTTAAATTTTCTTCTATATTAAATTCTTGTTTATTAAATATTTTTTTAGTTTGATTTACTACTTTTGATGCTGTTGTTGATACTTGAGTAGTAAATTTATTTGCTTTAATACGTGATTCTTTTGCTAATTCGTTTGCTTTATCACTGGCTTGTTTTGCCAATTCGTTTGCTTTATCACTGGCTTGTTTTGCCAATTTTTTTGCACTATCAAAAACTCCACCTCCTGCTTGTATTTCTAATGCGTTTACTCTTTCATTCAATTTTAGAGTTAATGCTGATAATTGGTTAACATAATTTTTTTGATATTTAATACTATCTTCTATAGATTGTTCATTATTATTACCACCAGTTTGTGTATTTTTTCTTTTTTTATCTTCTAATGCATCTATTTTATTTTTCAATATAGTAATTATATTTAATAATTGTTTAGTATATTGTTCTATAAATAATACACGATCTACATTATTATTAGTACTATTAAATGTTATTTGTTGTAAATTATTTATAATATTTGTTATTTCGTCTCCACCATATTGTGGTTTACTTACTCTATGACGTTCTTCATTTGCACTAAATTTATTCATTGCACGTTCAGCTTTACTAGCCATATTTTCTGCAGCACGTTTAAATGCATTAATTAATCCAGGTTTTCGGACTTGTTGTGGCGTATGTTGTTGTGGAAATTGTTGTTGATTATATGAAGGTTGTTGTGAAAATGGAAATTGTGAAGATTGTTGTTGATATGGAGGTGGTTGTTGGTATTGTTGTGAATTATATGGAGGTGGTTGTTGATATGGAGATGGTTGTTGTGGGTATCCATAATTACCTCCATATAAAGATGTATTAAAGCTATTTGTAAAATCCACATAATGTATAAATTGTAAGTTCATAATATAAATATATATAATATTAATTATATATTTTTTATTTATATATATAATTATAAATATTATGTCAAAAAAAATATGTATAACTCCTTGTTATGTATCTAATGAAAATAAATTATGGATACATCATCCATTTTTAGGGCAAAGAAATATAATAAATATGGGATTAAAAAATAAATTAGGTGTATGTTTAGATAATGTGCATAAAAATTCATATATGGGAATTGATACGTGTGATAATTCAATGATATATGATAAAGATATAAAATATGCATTAACAAATCCAATTAAACCATTTGAATATTTATATTCTTATTATAAATTAAAAGACGTGGATGAGGTAATAGCATATATAGAACAAAATACTAAATTAAATATATATTCAAAAAACAGATTATTAGATTATGTATTATATGCATATATATTAGATGATAATGAAGAAAATAATAAGCAGATATTTGTAAAACTATTAAATTTAATAAAAATATTATTAGATATTAATATAAATGATATAACAAATGATAAACATTTATATCATATATTTGAATCGAAAATAATAAAAAAAAGTTTAGCTTATAATATAGATTTATTAAATGTTTTTATTAAATATATGAAAAATTAATATATTAAATTAATATATATGAATATTGCTTTAATGCGACCAGTGTTATCTTTAACACCTTTGAATAAATTATTTGATTTAAACTATGTGAATTTATTAGATAATTTATATCTAAACCAAAATTTAATCGATAGAATTATTGCAAACCCAAATGTAATCTTCTATGATCCTAACAAAGAATTTGCAAAAGCATATCCATTGATACCAGCATATTATGTTTCATCTCCTGATTTAAATTCAGATGCACAAACTAAAAGAACAATTTATGAAAAGGTATGGAAAAAGTATAAAGAATGGATATATGGATATTATAAAATTTTTAAATACATTAAAAGAATAGATTCAACTAATAATTTTACTTTAGTTTCTTCATTATCTGAAGGTGAAAATGCAAAACATAATGTAGATGATACAGAAGCGAAAATATTATGGGTATTCACAAATTTATGTGATGAATCAGATATAGCGTCAATAGTAGAAAAGTATAGGGAAAAGAAAAATATAAATTTATGGGATGTTATTAATAAAAAATATATAGATGAATTACGTGATTTTATATATCATCAAATTAAAAGAAAATTAGCAAAACGTATTGAAAATAAACTATTATAAAAAAATTGCAATAAAAAGTGTTAGAAATTAATATACTATATAAATATAAATGTCAGATGAATATGATATATTAAAATATGGTTGTAAAATAGGAGATATAGATATAGTTAAAAAACATCTTAAAGAAAATAGTAGTATAACAAAAATACAATTTGTAAATCTATTTATAAATAGTTGTATAAATGGTTATAATGAAATAGCTATTTTGATATATAATTATATGAATACTATAGTATTAACTAATGATAATAACAATAGAATAATTATAAATAAACATAATAATATAAATTATAATCATTACAACAAAAAAAATCCAGAAAAAATATATATAGATTTTATAAGTTTATTTCAGATAGTATGTAATAATGGCTATTTGGATGTGTGTAAATTTTTAGTAGATATAAATACTACGGAATATGGAAAAAAATATGAATATATAGATGATATAATAAATATGTGTTATATAAATGGAGCACAATTAGATTTTATAGAAACTATAATAAACAAATATAAAAATACAGAATTTAGTGTATCTCCAAACATAATAAATGAAGCGCTATTAGAAAATAATTATAATAAATTATTATATATATTGCAAGTATCTGATAAATGTGTATTAGTTTCAAAATTTGATAATAATTTACTTAATGAAAAAATTATCACAGACTTTTATAACTATTGTTTGTATAAAAATAAATTAGAATATATCTATAAATTTATATTATATGCACAATATGATATTAAATATAACAATAATATATTTAATATATTGAAAAATTCTGGTTGTTTAAATGAATTTATTACACATATCAAATATAAAAGTACTTTTGGTTGTGCTCATGCTATGTCTACATTGGATATATATAATGAATTTATGGAAAGTATTGAAAATAAACTATTATAAAAATTGAAATTTTTATTTATTTAAAAATCTATATAATGATATTATAACAATATTAGACAATTAAAAGAATATATTTCACACAAATGGAAAATTTACCTATTGAATTATGGACAATAATATTGCCATATATTGGAAATAATATAAGTTATATTCGTAAAGTTTCAAAAAAATATAATGATATATGGCAACACGCAATTATTTATACATTTTATTGTATCCCTAATTTAGATACTAATTTACGACATATGGCAGATAATAGTTTAAATAAAACATTGGCATTATCATTAGCAATACAATTTATATATAATAATAATTATAACACATTTATTACAAGAATATTTGAAAATAAAGATACACTAAAAGTATATAATAAAAAAACAAATAGTAAAACTATAATACAAACATTACCAAAATTTGTATTATTAGTTAAAAAATTATTATGTATGAAATTAAATTATAATCCATATAAAAAAGAATTAAAATATAATGATTCTTTTAATCAATGTTATGATTTAATAACATATTTTATACAAACTAAAGGTATTTATAATATTAGATGGGATTTGATGTCAAATGATTATAAAACAATGTTAGCTAATGATATAGAATTTACGAAGCCTATTTTGCGAAAACATCCTATGTATTTAGAATATATAGCATATTCAAATATGGATATAGAGTTTGCAATAGAATTAGCAACAATACAACCAGCATGTATCAAATATATGAATTCTACAATAAAAAGTAATAAAGTTATCATTGAAATAATATTAGATAATTATTTATTTGCTGATTTTCCAAATGATCAAACTATTATAGAAAATAAAATAGTAGATTATATAAAAAAAATAGAAAATATTTTAAATACAAAACCTACTCATAGTAGCACTCGTTGTTTTGAAGAAATCGGTAAAATGAACGAACTAGTATCTATCACTAATTATAAATTTAAATTAATGCCAGAAAATAAAGAAAAAATAGATTATTATTTCAGAAAATTAGTATATTATGATAGAGAGGTAGCATATCTTCAGCAAGTATATCATCAAGAAACTGGATATATGTATGATTAATTTTATTTATAAAAAATTGAAATAATTTTTCTATGGTAAATCTATAATAACAATATATTAACTACCTGAGGTTCACAAAGCTTTAGCTTATCTTTTACATATAAATAAACCAACACGTATTTTAAATGGCTGATATTAGAGCAGACAATATGGAAAAACAAAGTCATTCTTTATATAAAGATCTTATTAACTATATATTATGTGGATTTGTTAATAAAATGATACAATTTGAATTATTAAAAATAACAACAGTATTATGTTTAGATACAAATTTATGTAGAACTGCAAAATATCTACATAAATTTTAGCAAATTTATGTAGAACTGCAAAATATCTACATAAATTTGCTAAAATTTCACCTAAAAATATAGATCGCATAGAGAAAGATAATATTGATGACAACGTGAAAAATGATGTAAAATTGAATTGTAATTTGATTCAATCAGATTTATTAGAATATTTGAAGCAAACGAGTAAAACATATACAATATTATTTCCAGATTTATATAATACTAATCCATTTAATGAAAAAGATATTGAATTAATTCAAAATATAGCTAAACTTGCTGATAAATCTGGTTCTATAATTGCATTTACTATGTGTTCTATGGGTTCTATTAATCCATTTACAAATCCCAAACATGTATCACATCCTAAATATGGAATATCAGATATTATATCAGTGAAACAAAATAATTATAAAAAAAATCGTATGGGTAGAGATGTAGCAATTTTGAAAATATTAGAAAAAACATTAAAAGATATTGCAATAGTAACATATATAGGAGTAATTAAATCAACACATTTAAGAGATCCAAAAAATGGAGGTGGAACACATATGGGAACTGTATTATTTTGGATTGGACCAATAAAAATGAATAATAAGATGATAAATATTATTCGTACTAATATATACCAATTTCAAAACAAATATATAGAATTTTGTAAAAAAAATGAAACAGCAAACTTTAATATTCAAATTATAGGTAGAAAAAGAAAATATAATGAATCATTATTATAATAATGAAAATATTGAATTTTATTTGGTTAAAGTATTTATTTATATATATTATTACATAAACCAATATGGGTAATAAAAATTCAACAGAAATGTCAAAAGAATTTAATTATAAATGTATACCAAAAATAGAAGTAGCATATGCAGAAGTAAATGGACATCGTAATGCTATGGAAGACAGAATTATAGATACTCACATATTTGAGAATTGGTATATGTATGGTGTATTAGATGGTCATGGTGGATCTGAATGTGTAGAAGATATACAAATAAATTTGCCATTATTTTTTAAAAAAGCATTTCAGAAATACAATGGAATGCCACAAGATGATGTATTAATTAATACATGTATTGATTTTGATATTTCACATTGTTCTGATTATATAAGTGGAAGTACAGCTTCTATAATTTTTATAAATATATATACAAATGAATTAGTATCATTAAATATAGGAGATTCATCTACATTTTGTTATTCAAATGATAAATTGCTATTTGAAGCGGAAGAACATAAACCTGACAATATAAATGAACATGAAAGAATTATTAAATCAGGTAATTTTGTTTCATCAGGTAGAATTAATAAAATGTTAGCAGTTTCACGTGCATTTGGTGATTGTGATTATAAATTAGGATGTAAAATAGATATGACACATGAAGAATATATGAAATATCCAGTGATAGCAGTTCCGACGATAATAAGACATATTATACCAAATAAATCACATATATTTATAACATGTGATGGGGTATATGAGAGTAATGTTTGTAGTAAATCATCATTATATAATATGATTGTTAAACGAGAAATACAAAATGATAAATTAAGACATGAAAAATTATGTAAAAAAATATGTGAAGCATTAGATATAGTTGTTGATAATGGATCACAAGATAATGTATCAATAATATATATTAATTATGATATAGATTTAATAGATAATATGGGGTATAGTAAACTATATCCAGGAATAATGTGTAAATCAATAGATAAAAATATAGCATCAGATAAAATAAAACAAGATATACGTAAATCATATATAAAAAATGATTTTACGATAGAATTATATAAAGAATTACGTATTAAAAATTTAAAAAATCTATTACTTGATTTAGCTAAACATAATTGTAATATTACTGAGATGTCAGAAATCACTAATATTCCTACTAATATTATAAATTTAATAGATTATTATGGATATGTAGAATGTTTAGCATCATTAGGAAGAATATATAATATTATTACAGAAATAAATGATATAGAAAATATCATATGTTTAAGCAACATTGATAATAAACCTCAAATTATAGATGAAAAAAATATATCAACTAATAATTTAGAAAATAATCTGGAATAAAAAAAATATTTAAAGATTCTATAATTTAAACCAATATATATATATATAATATTATGTCTAAAAAAGGTATGACTATGTTAGAAGATTATTTTATTAAACAAGCAGAAGCTACAACTAAATATGGTGATTTTGCGGTTGTATTTATGCAAAATGGAACATTCTATGAATCATATAAAACAGATGATGAAGGTTTTAATATAAATGTATTAGGTGAATTATTAAATTTTATGACTACTAGAAAAGCAGGCAAATCAAAACCAATATCCCGTAATACACCATATATGTTAGGTATTCCAGTTGTTACATGGAATAAACATTTAAAAATAATGATTGAAAATGGTTATACTATTTTAGAAATAGCAGAAACAACACCAGCACCAAATCCAATACGTGAATTAGTAGCAATACATTCACCAGCTACATATACAGAAGAAATAACAAATCCAGAATCTAATTATATAAGTAGTATATATATAGAAGAAAATAATGGATTGTATATATGTGGTATAATTATAATGGATATATCAACAGGAAAATCATATATATATGAAACACAATCAAAAAAATGTGATAATATGATAGCGTTAGATGATATAGCTAAAATAATACAATCATACCAATGTAAGGAAGTTATAGTAACAACATGTAATATAATATCATTAACAAGAGATCAAATGATATCATATTTAGAAGTAGCAGATAAATTGCATTTTTATAATACTGCTGATTTACATAATGATAATATAAAAAAGATTAAATATCAAATAGATAAGTTTAAAAATTCATTTGCACATATTATTAAAAATAATACTATAAATATTATAGAAGAATTAGGTCTTGAAAATTTAACATATGGTAGGATTGCTTTAGTAGTATTATTAAATTATATAAAAGATCATTGTTCTAGATCGATAATTAATTTAGAAATACCAAAATATATAGAAAAAACAGCATATATGTATTTGGGGAATAATGCGATATACCAGTTAAATATTTTTAATAATGATCAATCCAATATATCTAATTTATATTATAAAGGAACTAAATATAAATCATTATTTTCTATTATCAATCAAACATCTACATCAATGGGAAGACGATTTTTAAAAAATAATTTAATAAATCCATTGATAGATTCAGATATATTAAATAAGAGGTATAATATAATAGAAAAGTGGAGTGATGGAAAATGTAATGAATTAGATAAATTATTTACAGGAATCCCAGATATTGAAAGATTATGTAGAAAAATAATAACAAAAAATATACATCCAAGTGATTTATATAATTGTATAAATGGTATTGAATTATCATATATACTTATAGAAAATGCTAAATTATATGGATATTTTGATTTATATGATGTTGATAATATATTAAAAACAACAAATGAATTTTTAAATATGATTAAATTGAATGTAAATATAAATAATTTACAATTATATACTATAAATGATATAATAGGTCCTATATTTAATGTAGGTATATATCCAGAATTAGATAATAAAAACAATGAAATAGTAATATGTAAAAATTATATGGATGCAATATGTTCAGAATTAAACAATATATTAAATACTAATGTTCCAAAAAAGAAAAAAAAAATATTAGATGATAATGATGAAATTGAACAATTAATTAAAATTGGATATACTAATAGAGATGGACATTATTTTGAATTAACAAAACGTAGATGTGAAATATTAGAAAATTGGTTTGAAACAAATAAATTACAGATAGGCAATATAGAAATTTCGAAAAACAACATAGAAATCAAATATAATCCAACAGGTTCTAGTGCTAAAATATTTATGAATATAATTAAATCAAAAACAGAGCAAATAGATATATTAATAAATGAGTTGAAAATAAGGTCAAAACAAGTGTATATAGAATTTTTAGAAGAAATATCACATAAATATCACAAATATTTTAATGATATAGTATATGTTGTATCAGAAATAGATTTTTTAACATCTGGAGCTAAAAATGTTATTAAAAATGGATATAAAAAACCATTTATAAATAATAATGAAAATAAAGCATATATTAAAGCAACTGCTATACGGCATCCAATTTGTGAGAAATTATTAATAGATACAGAATATGTACCAATAGATATAACATTGGGAAAAGATGATTGTGATGGAATATTATTATTTGGATTGAATTCAGCAGGTAAATCTACATTACAGAAAGCAATTGGTATTAATTTAATATTGGCACAAATAGGTTATTTTGTGGCAGCAACTACATTTGAATATTATCCATATACTACTTTAATGACTCGTATATCTGGAAATGATAATATGTTCAAAGGTTTATCTTCTTTTGCATTAGAAGCAAATGAATTAAAAGCAATCATAAAAAGATCAGATCAAAATACAATGATAATTGCAGATGAAGTATGTAGAGGTACAGAACATAAAGGTAGTTTGACAGTTGTATTAACAATGTTAGAGATTTTGTTAAGTAAAAAAAGTTCATTTATTACTGCTACACATTTACATGATTTATTAAATTATGACAGATTAAATAAAATGAATAAATTACATATTTATCATTTACATTTAGAGTATGATGAACAAAATAATATTATAAAATATGATAGAATATTAAAAAAAGGTCCAGGACAATCTGAATATGGTTTTCAATTAGCAAAACATTTAATTAATGATCCAACTTTTACTATATTGGCAAATCAAATTAATGATGAAATTAATAATATAAAAAATGTTAATCAATTAGAAAAACATAGTAAATATAATTCAGATGTATGGATGTCAGAATGCCAAATATGTGGTTATAAACCATTAAATGATAATTATAAACCATTAGAAACACATCATATAAATTTTCAACGTGATTGTGATAATAATAATTTCATATTAGCTAAACCATATATACATAAAAATCATAAAAGTAATTTATGTGTTTTGTGTGATAAATGTCATGATAAAATAGATACAGGAGAATTAGTTATATATGGTTATGAAAATACATCAAATGGTAATGTATTAAAATATAATATAAATAATATACAAATTACTAACAATACTACTGTAAATAATAATATAACTAATACTGTAAATAATATAAATAATAATACTATTAACAATAATTTAATTGAAATTGATAATCAAATAATAGAAATGTTAAATAAAAAGCAAACTCATAAATCAATTATAGATAAATTAAAAAGTAAATCTATACCACAAATATATATTAAACAAAAAATCAAAAGTATTTTACATAATACATAAATTTATATTATTATAAAAATTGCCCCAGTTGTAGTTTATATATATTAGTGTGCTATTTTATATTTTCATCTATGTATTATTATCAATATATAGATTATAAATTATTATAAAAATTGCCCCGTTGTAGTTTATATATATTAGTGTGCTATT